GAGCCCTTGTAGCCCGCCAAGTCTTTAGAAAGGATAATAATGAGCATCACTACAGTCGCAGAGCTTAAAGCAGCACTCGGCGTTGGAAGTTTATATTCTGACGCTGTGATTCAGTCTGTCTGCGACGCTGCTGATAATGTCTTATTGCCTTTTCTCTGGACTAATACAACTCCGGTAGTCGCTCATTCAAATAACGGCACAGAAGGCGTTTTGTATTTTAACGATTATGTTGATGACGTATTTTATATCGGGCAAACAATTACTGTAACAGGCTGTGGTTCTAATTTTAATGGATCAAAGACAGTCAATGCTGTTGATAGTAAAAGCATAGATATTACAACAACTCATGGTGCTAATGTAATTAAAACTTACCACCCAATAAATCCTTATGGTCAAGTTGCAGCTACGACTTACACAGATTACTCAACAGTCCCAGCAATCCAGGAAGCCAGTCTCATGATCTGCGTATCTATCTGGACAGCGCGACAGACTAATTCCGGTTCGGGCATGAACCCAGATGGATCTATGGGAAACCTTTACTCAATGTCTTCGCAGCTCATATCTCGCGTTCGCGGCTTGATTGCACCATATTTAAGCCCTAACTCAATGGTGGGCTGATGCCAGCGATAACCACACTTCGAAGCAGCATTGCGAGCGCCTTAACCGACAATACAAAGTACAGTGTTTACGCTTTCCCACCGGCAACACCCGTGGCAAATAGTTTAATCCTTACCCCAGCGGATCCGTACATTACGCCTACCAATAATGAGCGCACAACTGTGGCTCCCTTGGCTAACTTTCGCTTACAGATTCTAGTGCCGCTGTTAGACAACGCTGGAAATCTTGCCGGCATCGAAGATGACATAGTAAGAGTCTTTCAATTACTTGATGCGTCAAGCATCGTGTTTAACGTAGGAAGCGTCAGCGCGCCAAGCGTTCTGTCAATCGCTTCTGGAGATTTACTGGTCTGCGACATTGCAATCAGTACCCTAACGGAATGGAGCTAATCGTGACCGATTTGGCACAATGGGAAAAAGAAAACGAAGCCTTCCTGATTAAAATCGGTCAGGTAGCGCCTAAGGCAGAAGCAAAAACAACAACTAAGAAGGAAGAGGAATAACCAAATGGCAGTTTATCTAAGCAATGGAGTGGTTCTAACTGTTAACGCGGTTGATCTCTCAAACCTTGTCTCATCTGTAACACTCAACCGTTCATTTGACGAGCTTGAAGTTACAGCAATGGGCGATGGAGGACACAAGTTTGTCAGGGGTCTAGAGGCATCATCAATCACAATCGACTTCTTCAATGATGAAGCAACTTCTAAGACATTACAAACACTTAACGCAACATTGGGAACAAACACCGTAGTCACAGTAAAGCAAACATCAGCCGCTACATCAGCGAGTAACCCACTTTATACAATGACTTGCTTAGTCAACAACATCACACCGATTAATGGTGCAGTTGGAGACCTTTCAACACAGTCAGTAACTTGGAACGTATCAGGTACAATTTCAGTAACACCGTAATCTAAACAAAGGGGCAAAAGAATGGCAAAACTCAAAGTCACAAGGGCTGATGGACAAGTGCAGGAGTACGAGATTACTCCGGTGCTTGAATATAGCTTTGAACAATACGCCAAAAAGGGCTTTCACAAAGCCTTAATAGAAGACCAGAAGCAGTCAGATGTTTACTGGCTCTGCTGGGAAGCAATTAGACGTTCGGGTGAAACAGTCAAACCTTTTGGCGAGTCATTCTTAGAGACACTCAAGTCAGTTGAGGTCTTAGAGTCTGACCCTTTAGCCTAAGGGTAGATCGGAACTCCGTCACCTATCTCGCAGCTCGCTTGAGTTACGAGTATGGAGTTCCTTTCCAAACCCTTATAGAACTACCAGCAGTAGCGTTTAAGGCACACATAGAAGTCCTCAAGGACATAGCAAAGGAGCGAAGCGATGCCAGTAAAACTGCAAGGCGCGGTCGCTCTTAGAAAAGCCTTGCGCAACTTTGAGCCAGACTTGGCTAAGGAAACAACTAAAGAGATTGCTAACTTTGTGCGTCCTTTAGCAAGAGACGCTAGAGGCTTTGTGCCCTCTAATGATCAGATGCCTTCTGGGTGGCTTAAGCGCGATGGCGCTAAAGGTAGATGGGCTGTTCGCTACTTTGACGCAGCAGAGGTTCGCAGAGGCATTTCATTTAAGTCATCTCCAAGCAAGCCAAATCGACGAGGCTTTACAGCCTTAGCTTCTATCTTTAATAAATCTGCGGGCGGTTACATTTACGAAATTGCGGGACGTACTTCTGGAATTACTGGCAATTTCACACCTAAACTTGGTGGACAGATTAAGGGCAACTCAAAGCGTTTAGAAGGTCGCCTTATCTTTCGTGCCTTTCAAGAAGATAAAGGCAAGGCAACAGCAGGAGTTCTTAAGGCCATAGAAACATCAGCAGCCAAGTTCAATGCTAGGAGACCAGTCTGATGGCAGATTTAAGAGTTGATATTGCTTCCGAGTTTACCGGCAAGGCAGCCTTTACAAAAGCGCAGAAAGCCACCAGTTCATTAGATAAAGCAGTTGGAAAACTAGGCAAACAGATTGCATCAGTCTTTGCCATTACTAAGATTGTTGCTTACGGCAAGGCATCAGTTCAGGCTTTCGTCGAAGAAGAACGCGCAGTCTCGCAACTGACCACAGCAGTCAAAAACCTCGGTCTAGCCTTTGCACAGCCAGAAATTAACAATTACATCGATCGCCTACAGGCCAGCACCGCAATCGTCGATGATGAACTGCGCCCAGCGTTTCAGGCTTTACTCACCACAACAGGATCACTAACCAAGTCGCAGGAGCTTCTAAGCCTTGCAATTGAAGGTTCACGCGGTAGCGGTATTGCCCTCACCACAGTTTCTCAAGACCTAGCCAATGCCTATAACGGCAATACTCGTGGATTGCGTAAGTACAATTTAGGATTAAGCAAGGCACAACTTACAACCATTTCATTTACAGAGGTACAGCAACGCTTCGCCAATCAATTCTCTGGCGCTAATGCGGCTTACCTAGACACCTATGCTGGAAAGTTAGACGTTCTCAAAGTTGCTTCTGAAACTGCCAAAGAAGTAATCGGTCAAGGGTTAGTCGATGCCCTAGTACTTGCCGGTGGCAAGAGCGGCGATATTCAAAACGTATCAGATGCAATGGCCTCACTTGCAGAATACACAGCAGATACAACACGCGGCATGGGAGTCCTTGTCTCAAAGATTACGCAGCTGAATGAAAAGGTTGCCGGTGGTGCATTAGGCAAGATTATTTCTGGTGGCTTTAACCTTGGATTAATAGGCGTACTTAGAAGGTTAGGCAACGAGGCACAGGAGCGCCCACAAGCCGGACGACGTTTCATGGGTGGGGCACAGGCTAACCTTTACTCTGCATCAGAAGCAGCCGAGAAGAAGCGTGCAGCAGTTCAAAAGAAATTAGCAGATGCACAGACCAAGGCAGCCAAGGCTTTAACGGCTGAACAGAAGAAGCAAGCCGCGCTTAAGAAGGCTGGCTCAATTTTTGACTTAGAGCAAGTTCAACTTATCGCTGCCCTTAAAGGTAAGTTATCTGATGAAGATCGTAAACGCGTTGAACTCCAGTTCGCCATACTTACCGGCAATACAAAGCAAGCACAGCAACTTACCTACGAGTTAGCGATTGCCCAAGGATTAGGCAAAGAAATTGCAAAAGACCTTGCAACCCTTCCTGATGCAAAAAATCCTTTTGCTGCATGGGACTCATATTTAGATATGCTCTTGTCTAAAGCTCGTCAAGTTGCAAGCCTAGGTTCATCTACGCCTGCAGCCGCAGCAGCAGGGGTCGGCCCATTTTTCGGACAATCAGGTGCAGAAACTACAGCGCGTACACCTCAAACAAATGTACCTTCTGCCGGTTCACTAGCCACGACTATGAGAGTTCTAAACCCTGCATTTACTCCAGCCACAGGTTACTCCGGGGCCGAAGCAATGCGTAACTCAATCGTAGTTCAAATCGATGGCAAGGCAGTAGCCTCTGCACTTCAAGACTCATCATTGTCAGGCATCGGATCATCAGTTAATAGAACTGGACGATAGTCATGGCGCTGCCAGCAAACATTTCGGTATCCTTCGATTTTTCTAGCGGTGCAACCTTTGGTTACCCATTTACTATTGGTGACGCAAAGAATGGAGTTATTGGAACTTCAACCCTTGGTTCATCAGAAGTACCCTTGCCAATAATTGATTTAACTCCGAGCGTCCGTAACATAACCATCGATCATGGTCGTAATATCCAGTCCGACACATACCAAGCTGGCACAGCAGTTATTAGGATTATTGATCCTACCTCGCAATGGAATCCTCAAAACGTAAATTCCGAGTTTTATCCTTATCTTGTACCTTTACGTAAGATTCGTGTAGCAGCTACAACAGCCACAGCACAGGAGTTCTTGTTTTCAGGTTATACAACCGAGTACCGCTATTACTATGATCAAGCCGAGAACATGGGCTATGTCGATATCTATGCCGCCGACGCGTTTAGATTATTCAACCTTGCGCAAATTACAAGCGTGGCAGATTCAGGCGCAGGGCAAGCCACAGGCACACGCATAGGCAAGATTCTCGACGAGATTGACTTTCCTGCCAGCATGAGAACTATTGCGACCGGCAACTCACTCTGCCAAGCAGACCCAGGAACACTTCGCACTTCTCTTGACGCCATTAAAAACGCAGAGTTCTCCGAGCAGGGTGCTTTTTATATGGACGGTTCCGGCACAGCAATCTTTAAAAGCCGCGACCAAGTAGCCTCATCTATCTCTGGCGCTCCGATTGAGTTTAACCAAACCGGCGGTATTCCATACAAGAACCTAGTATTTGCCTTTGACGATAAGCTGATAATTAACACAGCTAGTATCAAGCGCATAGGCGGCACAGCTCAGGTCTATCAAAACGCAGCTAGCGCCACTAAGTACTTCCAGCACCAATACTCGGCACAAGACCTAGTTATTGACACCGATGCCAATGCCTTAAACATCGCTGCCACCTATGTAGCAACTAGAGCAGAGACAACTATCCGCATCGATGCTATGACTGTTGATCTATTAGACACAGCGGTACCGACAGATACGATAATTGGCTTGGACTACTTTACCAACGTCAGAATCTCAAACATACAGCCAGATGGCAGCACTATCGTCAAGACCTTGCAAGTGCAGGGCTTGAAGTGGGAGATAAGCCCAAACGCAATGCAATGCACAGTTACAACACTTGAGCCCATAGTCGATGGATTCATTATAGGAAGCGCGGAACGCGGTATAATTGGCGTGAGCGCAATGACTTACTAGGAGATAAATACATGGCAGCAGGATTAGGTTACATTGAGTTCGCAACTGGAGATATTCTTACAGCAGCGGCAGCCAATGGTTATTTGGCATCTCAAACAGTTATGGTCTTCGCCAATGCAGCAGCTCGAACCTCTGCCATTACGAGCCCGCAAGAAGGCATGTTTTCATACCTCAAGGACACAAACGCTACTGAGTATTACACAGGAAGCGCATGGGCAGCCCTTGGTGGCGGTGGTGGCGGCGGTAAAGTCTTACAAGTAGTTCAAGCGCAAACAAGTACCCCGGTATCAATTTCAACAACAACTTTCACAGATTCCGGACTGAGTGGCTCTATTACCCCAACTCTTGCCACAAGCAAAAT